CTGAGATTGACTTGATGTTAAAAGCATTGGGTAACTCGGCAGCGCATTCGCTGTACCGTGGTGGATATGGCGCAATCGCCCAGTCTGAAACCAACGTACCCGGTGGAACCGACTTTTTTGAGTGCGTCGACCATGACGATGCTCGCCACTTCTCGGTAGGCATGACTTACGAATTTGCCGATGGTTCGGATGGCTCTACCCCAAGAACCACGTTTCGGTACAACGTATGCAGTGCGGTTAACGAGGAAACAGGTGTCATCACCTTTGAAGCAGACCTTGATGGCGACATTGAGTATCTGGATTATGTCTTTCCCGTAGGTGACACGGTTCCGGCTGGGACCCAGTTAAAGATGACTGGTCTTGCGGCGTGGGTTCCGTTGACTACGCCGAGCGGCGGTGAGAGTTTCTTCGGAGTTGATCGCTCCGTTCATCCTACTCGCTTGGCTGGACATCGTTTGAATGCAACCGGAAACAGCATCGAAGAGAATATCTTGACGCTTTCCGAGAGCATCGTTCGCGCTGGTGGAGCACCTGATAAATGCTTTATCTCTCACGGCAACTTTAACAACTTGATCAAAGGTCTTGGAACCAAAGTTGAGTATGATGGCGCGGGCGGAAAAGCAGATGTTGGTTTTGGTGGAGTTCAAATTCATACGTCGGCTGGTCCCGTAATGGTACACCCCGACCCGGATTGTCCTTCAGATCGTGGCTACTGCCTCCAGATGGACACATGGGCTATTCACCATTTAGACGGGTTCCCACATATCGATACTCTCGACGGGAACAACGCACTTCGTCAATCCGCAGCGGATGGCATCGAAGTTCGTGCCCGTTATTGGGGTGAGTTGGCTTGTGTTGCTCCTGCATGGAATGGCGTTTTCGCTATCTAGCACTAGCCTGAAAGGAGGCAACTATGTCTAAGACAACTTTATACGACGTACATGCTGACGGAAAAGCGTATGTCATTATATCAGGGAGGTTCCAGGGCGCTAACGGTGCCATGGGGACGCTTCCGATAACAAGCCCACCTGGGTGGTCAGTTGCGTATGTCACCGAGGGTAAATATACGCTCACCTTTGACGACCAGTACGCGGCATTCATTTCGTGTACGGTTTCATTGGAAGCAGACACCCCGGCAGATGTGGCGGGCTTTACGGTTCTCACATCAACGTATACCGCAGCAGCAAGCCCAACGTTGACTATTTATAGTTACAATGCGGCGGGTACTCCTGCTCTGGCAGATGTGTTGGGGAATTGCTATGTAAACTTTACGGCAGTGTTCCGCAATACAACGGTGACTCCCTAATGCCTAAAGGTGTTGGAATGTTAGCTTTACTGATCGGGGGCAAGAAGCCCCCGGCCAGTTTGCTAAAAAGGAAGACAAAACCCAAAGGTACAGAACGGGACGATCTAAAAGCAGCCGCGAGAGATTTCGCGAATGCCAAGGATGATGATGCGAGAGTGGATGCTCTGTTGTCATTTCAAGATTTGTCCCGCGATTACGATAGAGACTAGGAGAGCGAGATGGCCCGTACTTTTACGCTTTTGCAACTCAGAACGAAAGCACGAGAACGCAGCGATATGGTGAACTCATCATTCGTCACCGATAGCGAATTGAACGGGTACATCTCGGCATCCTATACAGAGCTTTATGATCTTCTGGTTCAGTCTGGGCTAATCTATTTCACCCCGACCACGCAGACGATCACGGGTAACGGCGTGGAAGCCTATGCGCTCCCAAGCGACTACTATGGAACGATACGGGTAGACCGGCAATCTGGTTCCGACTACTACCCGCTAACCGAGTACATGATCACAGAGCGGCACAGCTTCGAGAACTCGTCAGGTGACGCCACGGTGTACTCGCCGCAGGGATCAAACCTTTCACTTCTTCCAGCCCCATCGGGTGGGACATACCGGCACATCTATATCCCGGCCCCGGCCGATCTCACCGCCGATTCAGACACGGTTGACGGTGTATCAGGATGGGAAGAGTTTATCATTGTGGACGCGGCCAAAAAGATGCTCCAGAAAGAGGAATCATCTACAGCCTCTATAGAGCGTGACCTGGAACGGATTCGCGCTCGCATCGAGGAAATGGTTCAAAACAGGGCATGGTCAACACCGCGCCGCATTGTCGATGTCCGTGGTGCGGGATCGGGACCGGGTGACTGGTGGAGGCGTTCGGGCGTACGATGAAAAAGGTAGCAAAGATATGGTCACAGGAGGCGGATATAACCCAGGCTATTGAGCCCGTTGTTGACCGCTTTAATGAGATGGTTGATGTTCCTATCCTCCAGGGCCGACTTCTGGAAAACATAAGTGTGAAAGAGGGTACAATCACCAGGGTCCGGCATGGTTTGGGTAGGAAGTTGCGGGGGTGGATTGTTGTTCATCATAATGTGACGGTTGGCAATTTTTCGGACGACCAAGTTAGCAACAAAAAAGAGGATGAGGAGCTTTGGCTTCGTTTGACGACGGGCACGGCGACCGCCACCTTCACAACGAGTTTGTGGGTTTTCTAGGAGGATACAGATGCCAGGAGTAGCAATAACGAGCACATTACCAACCGTCGGAAGCACCGTAGGACCGACCTGGGCATCGGAGCTGATTACATGGTGTGACGAGATAGAGGCAGACCTGGAGGCGGCCATCGTTCCGAGTGAGATCACGGTAAACCAGGATTTCGCGTTTGGTGGCTACAAGATAACGGGCATGGGTGGTGCCAGGTTTACGCCAAACGTGGACGGGGCTTCTTCGGGTGCATCTAATGCTTCCATGCTGGAAGTGGCCGGGAACGATCTATATTTTGTTGATGCAAACGGCACATCCATCCAGATCACCTCTGGTGGTTCGGTGAATGTCCTATCAACGGGCGGAATTGGCGGTGATTATCCTTCGTCGGCCGCCTCTGTCACCTACTCCAATTCAACCGATTTATATACCTTCTCTGATGACTCAACCCCGGCAAAACCCGCGAAGATGAATTGTGGCCAGATCCAGCTAAGGTACGAGTCGGCATCATCTAATGCGGTCACGATAAAAGCCCCCTCCGGCGTTGCAACATACAACATAATAATGCCGACAGATAAGGGAACGGGAAACCAAGTTATTGCCGGAACAACGGCGGGAAGTGATTTGACCCTAGCCCCGACCAGCACACTTACGGGGCAAATGAATTTTACAGGCGGAATTACCGTAAAGAACTCGGCCCCTGGTAACTCAGTCTTGGCGCACTACGAGGACCAGGGAACCGCGTGGACCACGACCACGACCACAACCGATCTCGGCTGGACTCCGGTTCTCTACCTCAACAACAGCACTGCCGATATTAACTACCTACAACGGATCGCCTTTGTTCAGAAGGTTGGGCCATGGGTCACGGTAATGGCAAACATCAGATTTTACCAAGATTCAGGTGGTGAAGTTACCGGGGCCATAAGAATCGAGGGCCTACCATATGCGGCCCATGCGGGTGGCGGAGGTGGCGCGGCCGGGACATTGAGCGGTATGACTGATCCAGAGGACTACATTGTGGGAATGGGGACTTGTGCGGCCTTCCCCTACAATGGTGGAACGGATGCACAGTATTGGCCGGTCACTCCGGTAGTGTTCGGTGGGCATACAACGGTGCAGTTTGTACTTGGGGTTATGTCAACGACGAAAGTTACTGGTGACGCGGGTGCGGGTCCGATGGTGGGAACGAGCGAATTTAGGACCCATGTAGTCCCGCCTGGCGGTGCGTTCAACGTTATAATTCCAGACTCGGCAACCAGTGGGGCCGACTTCCCGACCCAGGTGGTGTTCCAAATGACATACAAGGCGACCGCGTGATCTATGGCGATGAAGTGGCAAAATATTTCGTTACCGATTGCTCAAGGTCTGGACACTAAAACAGACTCTAAGGCACTGCCACCAACGAAACTCGCCAACCTGGAAAATGGGGTGTTCACGAAGGGCGGGTCCATCGTGAAGCGCAACGGCTATGACAAGATGACGGATGACATCCTGGCCTCCACATCGGGGCCGACTTCGGCCCGTGCGCTACATACGGTAGACAACGAACTTCTGCTTGTGGATGATGAGCGATTGATGAGCTATGCGCCAGCCGAGGAGAAGTGGGTGGACCGTGGTCGGTTTAAGTCGGTGGTTATCAACACGAAAACCATTGCCGAAACCGACGAACAGCAAGGATTAGCCGACTGCGCCACAGTTGACGGGGTGACGGTCTATGCGTGGGAGCATAACGGCACTGCCGTCAACATGGCGATTGTAAACGAGGACACGGGAACGGTTTATTTTACCGGCGTCTACCACTTCACCCTTACCAAGCCGAGGGTGGTGGCGGTTGGTTCGTTCATCCATGTTTACGGTGTCCAGGGCACTAATATCATACGCACGATCATATCCCCGGCGAATGTTGATGCGGTGGTGAGGGACGGGTTTACCAAGACGGTGCTAATAACAGACCTGGATGGGAGTCCCACCTTCTATGACGTATGTGCGAATGGGGATTCTGCTTATCTTGTCTACCGCACGACCCATGTAACCCTGAAATTGAAGATCAGCCGTTACACATCCACAGGTCTACCAATCAGGGACCAGGATTTCATCGAAAACGCTGACAATGCGCTCACGGTTATCGCAGAACCAAACACCGGGAACGTGGCCGTAGTGTGGCATAACGACGGGGAGGGTGTTAAGGCGATGATTGTCGAGGGTGCGATCCTTCAAACCATCTTCCTTGAGATACTAGATCCGGTTTTGACTGCCGCCGATGTTGTGAATATAGCCTGTGCGTTCAAACGTGATCCGTATGAGCGCCCGTTTGTTCGTGTTCTTGATCTCCTGGCCAGTGGTAGCAGGTACGCATCTATAACAACGAGCACCACCACGGACTCCTTGGCGATCTATGACGATATAACCATCGAATGCTGGGTGAAATTCAAAGCCCTACCAACTAGCGGCAACAAGATGACGTTTGTTTCCAGGGACGAAAACACAACGGGAAACAAGGGTTACTATTTCCGGCTTGTGAATGGAACACCGGATCTTCTACAGTTTGGTTGCCGTGATGCAGCCGGTAACTATGTAACTGCTAGCACCCCCGCCGCCATTGGAATCAACAGGTGGTATCACCTGGCAGTTGTTCACGACAAGTCAGCGGGCGAGGTTGTGTTTTATAAGGATGGCGCAGCAATTGGCTCCCCTACCACGGGTCTAACAGATACAACGTCACAAGCATCAGCGGCCGACCTTCGCATCGGCAGCGAGAACGGAACACATACTAATTATTTTGATGGGCAGATTTCCGAGGTTCGCATCTGGGACGCTGAACGCAGCGCCGCCGAGATTCTGGCTAATGTCTACACAGAGATAACGACGACCCAATCAAACCCCAAGGGCTATTGGCGCTTTAACGGGGACTTCCGGGATGGCTCTGGCAATCTTATGCACTTGACCAATAACACGGGCCTCACGGCTCCGTTTGTTGATGCGGTGACGGCCGTCTTCCCAGGTGGCTTCGCCCATACAACCCCATTCACGGCGGAAGAAACCGAAACGCTTGCCAACGATTATCCTTTGCATGTCTTCTATGAAACGAAGGTTGTTGTGGTAAACCCCGGTGAAGATGACGACGGCGATTCAATTGACTACAACCACTTTGTACGCCAGGCAGTCATCACAAACCTGGGCACGGTGTTGACGGGTGCCCCCTTCAAGATTCATGCGGGCCTGGCGTCGAAAGCATGGTCAGACGGAAACGACGTACACGTTAATTTAGTACACGCCTCAACACTCCAAACGACATACTACACCTACATGGATGACGGCACACTCATTGCTAAGATGGAGCCGGGGCTGGCGCGGGGCCTGGTAACGGAGAAGCATCTTCCAGGTGTGCAAAACCTGGGGGGCGGTGTCCACCAGTGGGTGGGTGGGTATCGGAAGCGCATCGATACGACGGATGCAGATCTAGCGGGAACCGCCACGAGTACGTTAGTGGCGATCTACACAGCGCCGGGGCTAAAAAGGTTCCTCATGAAACACCAATCCCCGCAGTCCCACGAAATGGTTCAGGTGGGGAGAACGGCTTACTTTAACGGTGGCCAGATCTGGCAGTATGACGGGAACCAGATCGTAGAGGCGGGCCTCCATAACTACCCGGAGGATTTCACAGTAGTTGTGGGCGGCGGGTCTGGTGGAGCCTTATCGTATACCAGCGACAAAACCTATTTTTATAAAGTGTACCTAGCCTGGACGAATGCAAACGGTGAAAAGGAGCGTTCAACGACCGCCGCATCGGTGAAGACTAACACCACCGGCGCAGGCCAGGAGGCAACCCTCACGATTCAAACAATCGAACACACCAACAAGTCAAACACCCATTTTGAGGTGTACCGCACGGAGCACACACCTGGCGCGAATAGCCCATTCTACAAGGTGTCTGGTGATGACCCGACAACCACCACGGGGGATAATCGGTATATTCCGAATACTACGCTATCGGGCGCGACTATCGTAAACACGGTGACGTTTGTAGATGCACTGGCCGACAGCGTGATCATCGGTAGGGAAGTTGATTACCTTAATTCTGGTGAACTGGACAACATTCCACCACCGGCCGCATCCATTATTGCGGAGGGGAAAGATCGGATATGGTTGGCGGGCTTCGAGGATACCTCTCAAATACAGTATTCAAAGCAACATTTCACAGGCCGGGCCGTAGATTTCCACGATGGCCTAATGCTTACGATACCGGAGGACGGCGGTGCGATTACCGGCCTTCGTGTCATGGCTAACAATCTTATCGTCTTCAAGGAAAGGGCGATCTATGCCATTACCGGGGACGGGCCGAATAATCTAGGCTTTGGCCAGTTTGGGCCAGCGCAACTTATATCGAGCGATGTGGGGTGTAAGAACCAGAAAAGCATTGTTTCGACACCGCTTGGGATGATGTTCCAGTCCAACAAGGGAATCTATATCATCACGAAGCAGTATCAGGTTGGTTATATCGGGGCAGAAGTTGAGGCATACAACGGGGCCACAATAACAAGGGCGTCGGTGGCGCTAGATCGGAATCAGGTGGTGTTCTTGTCATCGGATAGCCGGACGCTTTTGTATGACTACCATTTCAAACAATGGTCTACCTTCACCAACCATCAGGGTACATCGGCAACGTACTGGAATAATCTCTATTGTTACGGTCGCACGGACGGGGAAGTCTACAAGGAATCAACCACCAACTTTAGTGATGCGGGTGCGCGGGTGCAGTTAAGGCTCGAAACTTCATGGGTGGCGCTGAACACATTGCAGGGTTTCCAGCGGGTACGGAGGGCGATGGTTCTAGGCGAGTTCAAGTCTGGCCATCGGCTGGCGCTGGATGTTTCTTATGACTATGAGCCCCTAAAGAGAAGGCTAGTCTTTGAACCAACCACCCCGACTACCTTCGGAGATCCACAACCGGATGCATTTGGTGATGGCACTCCGTTCGGTAGTGGCACGGCTACAGACGGGATGGAAACGCAGACCTACCAATTCAGGGCGCATCTGCCAAAGCAGAAGTGCCAGAGTATTAAGTTTTATTTTGAAGACCTTGCCAGAGTTGGGGAGTACCTAGCCGAAGGCTACGAGATCACTGAGTTGATGCTGGAAGTTGGAACCAAGCGCGGCACCTTCAAAGTCGCAGACACGAGGAGCATATAATGGGTTTTCTGGAAGATTCGTATAGCTGGCTAACCGACAAGGGTGTAGACAGGGGGGACTTTGGGACCGAAGGGGAGCAGGAGCGTCTAGGCCGAATACGAGTGCATGGAATGCAGGGTGCCGCCCAGATGGGCAGACCTGGCGGCATTGGTATGATGGAGGCCCAGGCCGCAGAGTTGGCCGGAAGGCAGACGAGTGTTGGCGAACGTGCCCGTATTGGTGCAGCCATGAGTGCCGAACTTGCGGCCAAGCAGAGAAGGGGGGCCATGCTTCTGGGTGGTGGTCCTGGTGCCGCAAGGGCCGCGCAGCAAGACATCGGAATGATCCGCCAGGAGCAAGGCCGGGACGAGATTACCCGGAAGTTGCAGGAACAAGAGATGCTTGATCGAATGCGAGCGCAACAGATGGCAGCAATGACCGGAGCACAGCAACGCTTCGGGGAGGTAAACCTTGGGGCCGAACAAACGCAAAGGCAGCTTACCGGCGAGATGCTTGGGATGGAGCAGGGTGCGGCGCAGTTTGAGGCCGGGCAGAGACTACAAGGATACTTGGCCGAAGAGGAAACCGAGGCACCCTGGGAGAAGGCCGCAAGAATCGGCATCGGCGTCGGGTCACTTTTTGCGGGCGATGAATAGGAATAGGAGATCCCAATGGCACTCGAAGACATGGATGAACACCTTGACGATATCAGAGCAAGAGATCGTGAGGAGGAAATACGATCACAGCAAGCCATGGAGGAGAGGGAGGCATTGGGAAGGATGGAGGCCCAGGCCGAACCAGCCCAACCGCAACCGAGGCAGACGTTTGGCTTTGGCCAGCAAAAACCGGCCCCAGTGGCCCCAGTGGCCCCAGGGTTCATGTTCATGGGTACGTCGGGGCAAGTAGCCGGTGAGAAACCAGAGCTTTCGCTTGGTGATACAGGCTTGCAGGATCCAACCGCCGGTTTCGGCCAAGCTGGTGGTTTCGGCATACAACAGCCCGCCGCACCAGCCCCGGCCGAAGAGGAACCGGCCATCCCTTCGATAACCGATAAGGATTACACGCCGAGCAGGAAATACAAAGGGCGGTACAGGGCCGAGAAGGAATCGGCAGACATCGCGGCCCAACAGAAGGCCGACGTAGCAGAGACTCAGAAAGGGTATTACACATCAGCGGCGGAAGAACGTATCGCGGTGAAGAAGGATGCGGCAAAGCGAGATGTCGCTTACCTAAAAGACCGGGCGCAAGTTGATGAAGCGGCCGAGAATATGGCGCGGGAAGGCATGGTAAAGCGCCAGGCCATGCTGGACGACATCAACAACACAAAGATTGACACCGACTACTTTGGGAAAAGTGATGTTGGCGGCAAGATTGGGATGGTCATCATGGCCGCCCTTGGTGGATTGGTCCAGCGCCGGGGGGAGCAGAACCAGGGTGTGGCTCTGATCCAGAAGATGATTGACCGGGATATTCGAGCCCAAGAGGCGAACCTCGCTAAGAAGAAATGGGCGGCCGGTCAGCAAGTAGGCATCTACCAGGACTCCCTTCAGATTGAGAAGGACAAGGGCAAGGCCATGGGTCTGGCGCACGCCCGTTATTGGACAGTCGTAGGCAATAAGATTAACGCCATAAAAACCAAGTACGGCGATAAGGCAAACATTGCTGGACTTGACTTGCTGGCAGTCCAGGCCAGAGAGAAACGCGATGAGGCCCTTCTCAAGATTAAAGGCCAAGAGCACAAGGAGGGCGTAGCCTGGCACAGAGCGAATACTGCCCGCAAGTTGCAACAAAGCGCAGATGCCAAGTGGAAAGCAGAACTAGCGTTCAAGAAAGCAGAACTAGCGGCGAGGAAGAAGGCAGCGGCGGATAAGGCAGCGGCGGATGCGAAGAAGGAGGCAGCCGCAGAGAAGCAATCAGTTGAGGACGCGAGCAAGGAGGGCCACTCTGTAGAGGCCGCACCTGATAGCGCCATCTTTGGAGGTGTGGGCTACCGGGAACCACTAACGGAAGCAAGTGGCAAGTTGGATGAAAAGGGAAACCCCATCATGCAACAGCTCCGGGATAAAGACGGTAAGCTCTTATGGGGCAAAACCAAGTCATTCAAGATCGGAAAGCTAAGACCAGGTGTGCCCACGGCCGCGAAGACAGCGGCCCACAACGAGGTGACGGCAAACCACACCATCTTTAGACAGATTGCCGATCTGAAAAGGAGTATGAGAGAGAAGACCAGGGTAGATCCTAGCTTTATGAGATCCGATGCGGCGCGTGAGCTAGTGCAGCAGCACCTGCACCTTGCAGTTATCACGATGCACGCGGCATCAGGAGCGCAAACAACAGACAAGGAATACCACAGGTGGACAACGGAGCTTATCGCCGGGCCTAATAAAGTTTGGGATTTCTTCAAGGGTGATCCGATGCTCGCATTGGAGGCATTCGAGAAAACCAAGTACGACCGCCACCGGACTTTAATCAGGTCAAACTACACCGACATTAACGAACATTGGCTCGACAACATGGAGGAGTATTACAATCCTACAGTTCATCGAGTATCGGCCGGGTTGACAGGGCCGCTTCGCGACGTGATGAAGTCAATCGAGAGTGGTGATGCAGGCCAGGCCACTGTAGCGCTGAAGGGACTTATTGGGAAGACAGAAAAGTCAGTTTTCGAGGGAACAACAGACGAGGGCCTGGACAGGGAATCAGTATTCCAGAGTGCGGTGGCACAGCTTAAAGCCGTTGACGAACAGACCGGGCGGCCAATATGGCAACCGGCTAAAGGCCCAGAACCGACAGGCTACAAGGCGAAGGCGGTGGCGGCCACGGGCGAATGGGCAAGAGAACGAGGAATCACCCCAGATCCTGAGATCTCAAGGCTGAAGGCGCATAGGGGGAAGCGAAAGGCGGCCATGGGAATGTGGTTTAAGCGTACCCGTATTAGTGGCAATATCGCAGCAATGCAAACGTTCTGGGAGCCAGATACGGAGCCTCAACGGGTTAGTGCCTTCCCGAATTACAAGCCACCCGACTGGATGACCGCCAAGGAAATAAAGCAAGTTGAAGCGAAGTTCGATAAAGCATTCAACAGTGCAGTTGACACGATAGCAGACTGGACGCGAAAGACAGAGCGCCGAGGGAGGAGGTACACGCGGTATGACCCAGACGAGGCACGGCGCGGTGCTGAGGCGGGACTAGATCCCGTCAAGTTTGGCATGACCGATGAGGAGAAAGCCGAGGCTCGATACCCCAGTGGCCTGAGATCCAGTCCCCCACTCTGGCCCCATTCAGCCATTCAGGCGCAATACGAGGATCAAGCGTATGAGCCTCTTCCTGGGACGCTAGAGTACAAGATGATGATAGGGAATCGGCGTTTCGCGCAGGAGCGCAAACTCAAGAGCCAGAGAAGCAGGCAATAACCCATGTCCCGCTTTGATAAAGCAATAACAGGGAACACCCTAATCAACCAGCAAACTGGTGAACGGAAATGGTTTCCCCAGGCCCAATTAAGGGACGCGGTTCAGTCCGGCCTATGGAAAGGGGAGCGCGGCGATCCGATGCTTGTCGTCGATGACCGGGGCAAGACAAAGACAATCGACGCCGCCGATGCCGGTGTAGCATTTGGGCGACATATCGGAATGGCCCCCGAATCACTGGCGCATGTTCGCCACAGAGAAGAACAGGCTGGCCTGGAAGCAGAGTATGGCGATGGGTTTTGGTCCACAGGCCAGGCTTTACTTGAGGGAACCGCGAGAGGTGTCACCTTCGGACTTTCAGATGTGGTGCTGGAAGCGATGGGTGTTGACGAGGAAGGTCTTCGCGAGCGGAAGCGATGGAATCCATACGCGGCCACAGTGGGAGAGATTGGTGGTTTTGTAAGCACTGTTGTAGCAACGGGCGGGGCATCGATGTTTGCGAGGGGCGGCGCAGCCGCAGCCAAGGCAGGCATGGCATCGAAGGTCGCCGGATTAACCCCGGCCGGATTAGCCTTCCGTGGTTCGATGGGTGCAGGCCGGGCAGTCGTCCCCGTAGGGGAAGCTATCGCAGGCGGAACACTTCGCGGCGCTGGCGCTTCTACCGGCCTTCGGGCAGTGGGGGGTAAGGCAATCCCGTGGACAGTTCAGGGCACCATCGAAGGAGCAGCCTATGGCGCTGGCCAGGGAATATCAACTCTCAGCCTATCCGGTGACCCGATGACATCCGAGGCTCTTTGGTCTGAGATGAAGGCGGGCGCATGGTCTGGCGCTAAGTGGGGTGCTGCATTCGGGGGCGGTTTATCGATCCTTGGTGATGCACACGGAGCATTCAGGAATTGGCGAGAAAGCCGTGGGGTGCCAGGTGCCGGCGAGATGGACGCCATAATCAAAGATCAGTCGGAGGCGTGGGTAGGCAAGGAAGTTGCGAAAACACGGGCCAGGACCGAGAAGGCGGGCCTTCGCAGAGCAGAGCGCGAAGTGGCGGCAGAGGAACGCAACTATGAGAAGATCGTCGCCAACAAAGACAAGGAAGTTCGGAAGGCGGAAAAAGGAGTTCAGGACACGCTAGGAAAGCAGGTCGATGCGCTGGAAACTCGCGGCAAGGAGGTCCGTGCAAAAGAGGCGGCCGTATTAAAGGCAGACGAGGCGGTTAAGAAGGCGCAGCGGGCAGAGCAAAAATCAGAGACAAGGCTTAGTAAGGCGGCAAACGCCTCGATAGTTCGACAGCGCAAGAAGGTTCTCAAGGAAGCGAAGCGGAAAGCCAAGGTCGCAGTAAGAGAGCAGCGCACCGCCGAGGGTATGTTCAATCGCCAGTTGGCGATCTTCGATGGTGAGTTCCAGCAGCTTCTATACAAACCAAGCAACTTCAATAATAACCTTTTCGCACTGTTCCAGAACGGAACGAAGTGGAGGAGTGAAGGGTACAAGATCCGAGAGAATTTGCCTGTCAACGTGGGCATGGGGGGTCATAAGTTCTGGGACCCCATGACTCAGAACCTCTCGAAGACAACGACGGATCTCGATAATGCGTGGAACACGTTCCGAAACACCTTTATCCACCATCTGGAGATGGGCCGCCTTTATAAGCGGGAGAGGGATGTGGGGAAAATATACGAGAAGATGAAGCCTTCCCCACCCAAGTTTACGGAGGTGCAGATCTTAAAGCTGGCCAAGGAACAGCCGGAAGTATACGAGGAGCTAGTGAAACGGGCCGATCATATGATGGATGCGGTTCGCGCCCAGGTGGCAGAGGTTCGACGATTAAAGCCACTCTTGGCGGAACGTGGAATCCTTGGGAAAAGTAAACTCCCCGATGGTATCGATGATATTATGGGGTCACAGTTTAGCCCCGGAGACTACTTAAGAGCGCAGAGATCCGGCGTAGATCTGGCCGATGGTTTTTCTGGGATGGAACTACTCGGAGCGCTGGAAGTTGCGGGTGACATCACCGGCACCATGCCGGGCTTGGGTGAGGCGGCTGGCGCAATATCTCCAACCCTTGGGGCTATCATAGAACCCCTATTATGGTTCAAGGGTGCAAAGGCGGGTGCAAAGTTCCTCCGCGCCAAAGGGGTACTGAAGAAGAAGCCGGCCGTTCGGGCCAAGCGTAGACCCATAGGCGATGAAGTGGCCGAGAACGAGGAAGTAAAGGCCGCCCAAGGGGCGGTAGACGAAGCCTCGAAAATGGGGGCCAATGAGAAGATGGACGAGATGATTCGCGGGATTCGCTACGCAAGCGAGGTTCCCCCGGCCAAGCTGGAATTTGCGAGGGTAGCCCAGAAGGAGCTAGACCAGGCCCGCCAGAGCTTGAAGGACCAGCCAGAACTTGGGAAAGAGATTGTAGAAGAAGCCCAGGCAAAACTTAGGACCGCCGAGGCCGAGATGGATGCGCTCATCGTTGACACGACCAAGCTAGACGAGGCCAAGAGGCTCCGCGATGCTCTCAAGGAGCAGGTCACAGAAGCCGAGGCGACGAGGATCGCGAAGGAATTTGACTACCGTTTTGGTGGTGGCACCGGAGCACCAGGGAAGAAGGGTGGAAAAGGGCGGAAAGGTCTAATCCAAGATGCGTTAGAGAGTGGGCTATCCACAGGAGGATACTACGCTGGGATGCAAGCGGCAGGTGGTGGCAATTTCAGGCGTGCCGTTGCTGGCCGCTTTGGTGCGGGTATAATCAGGAGGGGGTATGACAGGATCAAGGGCATTGGCGGCGGCGGCCTGGGCACGTCTGTCACAACCGCTTACGGTAAAACCCAGTCAAGGATGGCCGATGGTGTCCAAGGGTTCCTTGGCCTCTCAAAGAAGGTCCAACCGTATGCGGCTGTAGGTATTCTTTCTGTGCTTGATAATATGTCTTTCGGTGACATTGATTTCAAAGGAACCAAGTATGCCGAGTAAGCCACATCGTAAACTAACCAAGTTGCAGAAGTCATACTTTAGGCGAGCGGCCGAGCTTGATTCGTCGATGGCAGACCCACAGGGCACAATGGATAGGCTTTCCGATGCTACGCGGAATCTCCGCACGCTAGACCACAACATCGGCAATGCTGTTGCGGAGGAACATTTTAACAGGCTTATGCTGATTCACCAGAAACTACCGAAAGGCCCACCGATGGGATACCTGGGATCAGATTATGACGAATACATACCATCCGATCATGCGATTGCGAAGTTCACAAGGTACGCGGGTGCGGCCTGGAATCCGATGAGTGTCCTTGACTCCATGAACCGGGGGAGACTCACCAAGGAAGAGGCGGAAGCATTGAGGGATACATCACCCGAAATATACATGCGGATTCGGGAACGGTTCATCGAGGATCTACCTAAGACGAAGGGCCGCCTCCCTTTCAGTAAACTTGTTCAGCTTTCAATCCTGTTCGATATGCCAGCCGATACAGTTATGAGCGCCGAGGCTATGCGGGAGAGGCAGAGGATATTCATGGCCGCGCAGGAAGAAAAGAAAGCAGACCTGGGCAATGTAAAGCAATCAATCCAAAATCAGCAAACGCAAACGCAAAGGATACAGAGGTAGAAGATGCCATCATCAATTAAAAAACAAAGTTTAACCGTGTTCACGGCGCAGAGCACAATCAGCGCAGCGCCGAACACTATCGCGAATCCCGCCCAGGGAGTTGATCTCGGTCAGATGAGATACCCGAACGAGGTGGTTTGCATGATCCACAACACCGCAGCGGGAACAGATGCCAACTCCATTACCTGTAAGGCATGGGGCTACCATCCTGCAACGGAGTTTTGGTATCCGTTGGGAACTGACTCCACGAGCGCAAACAAGGGCCTCCTCAATGAAGGCTCTGCAATGACCATCACGGGCGGAAGCACGGCGAACGACCTACGTCATGTGGAGATCATCAGCGGGCTTCGCGGGTTCTCCCACCTGTACATCCAGATCACCGCTATTGAGAATGTGACGGCAACCTGTGTTATAGCCGCTCGCGACTTAGGGAATAGATAGTCATGGCAGCGGGCGGGTTCCTCCAGTCAACAAAGGGCGGGTTCATATCAACACCGGCAGCCAGTGGCGGTGGCGGTGGCGGTGGTTCGGCACTGTCTCTATCCGAGGAAGGCAGTGTACTGACTACTGCCGCGACCTCCATCAACGTCGTGGGCGCTGCCCTTACTGCTACGACATCAAACAACGCCATCACCATCACACAAGGCTCGTGGTCTACCGGCTCAGTCATTGGTGGAGCTACTATGACTCTTGGCTCTGATGCGACTGGCGACGTCTACTATAGAAATGCTAGTGGTGTTTTGACTAGACTTGGAATTGGAAGCGACGATGAAGTCCTAACGCTTGCATCGGGCATCCCAAGTTGGGCGTCAGCGGGTGGCGGCGGCGGTTCAGCAGCAGGCTCGGATGGTCAGCTTCAATATAATAATTACGACTCCAACAACAACACTGCCGCTTTTGGGGGCACGGCGCAATTATACTATGACGACAACGGCACAGCACCAGCGGCGGGAACCGATGGGCAGTGTAGTGTTTACGCAAAAGATAGTGACGCTTGTTCTCTATTATTACACATGAACGGAAGCGATGACGGAACAACGTTTACCGATTCTAGTCCACACAACCACACCATGGTTGTTTTTAATCAGTCTCACCTCGATACAACTGTGAAGAAATTCGGGACAGCATCATACCAAGGTGATGGAGTCTCTGATAGAATTGAGACACCGAATAACTCTGCTTTTTCGATGGGGCTTGGCGACTTCACAATAGAATTTTGGTTCCGGCCTAGTGACCTGCTGAGCTACCAAATATTGGTAAGCCATTGGTATCCCGAATGGGAGGCCCGGATGTATCTAAACAAAGCGCAGTTTTTGTACTACGGTGCGTCAACTTTAATGACACACCCAACGGTTCTAGTCGCTGATACCTGGCATCACTTCGCGTGGTCTAGAGTGAATTTAGTTGGGAATCTCTTCATCAACGGGGTGGGGCATGGGACACCGGTGACGCAGAATACAAACTACACATACACAACTCCTGTTGCAATTGGTTCACGTCCCGGCGGAGCGTACTCGTTCAACGGGTACATTGATGATGTGAGAATCATGAAAGGTGTTGGTCTTTACGTTGATGATTTTACTCCACCTGTGGCGGAACTGGGTGCTAACACGAGTGAGCTTTATACGCTCGATGAATTGGGCAATGAAACACAAATCTCTCCGCACAATATGCGAAACGAATGGGAGTTCTATAGTAAGAATAAAAATACTGGTCGTTGTGTCAAAGTCAACATGGAGCGGATGATTAAGCGCCTTGAGGAGTTACACCCGGGCGAGAAGTTCCTAGAAGAATGGAATGAATAGTGATTCGCTTTCTAAGCAAAGAAGCTGGTGGTTTTCTCTCTGTTCCAGTTGAGAAGTTTCTAACGGTTGACTTCGCGGCGCGGCCCACGGGCGCAGTAGCAGGGTACAACTGGACTGCGTCTTTGTTTGATGAAAACAACATCGACCAGGATGTGGGTACGGGCGACCTGTGGGACATCACCGCACCAAACAAGCGAAGTATATTCTACAAGCCGCACGGGAATGCGTTTCTGTTTTGGGTAGATTTCTCTGGGACTCCAGCACTGAAGATGGCATTCGGGTGGCACAACTATGATGCTGACGATGACTTCAATCAAGTTGATGTGGGTGTGCGGCTAGGCTCTGTTAATGTTGTCTGTTCAACAGCGACAGGGATTGAGTTCTCAGGCAATAACCTCGTCGATGGCGACCATGCGCTACAGTACCAAATGCGGCATGATGCGAAGAGTGACCTGTACTATTCAATCACCGCAGTCATGAGTTGCACTAGCAACGTTGTGACTATCTATCTAACGTGGACACAAAACGCATCTAGCTACCAAGCGTATACGTCTGTTGGGGATACGAAAGTAAGCGGGAATAAGAAGACGCAGTTCACTTGGGGCACGGATAACACATGGACAGTTCAGACCGATGCGTACAATATTTTTAACGCTACGTTCGATGCTGATTGTGCGATAACAAGCACGGGCGGCACTTTGCACAATCTCATTGATGACGTGACTATCGCCGGTGATGCGAGTGATAAGAGAATTTGGGAAGTGGTGGTTTCCTGATGGCACACGAAGATTACAGAGCGTTACTTAGTGAAACGATGTGTAAGGGCACGAAGCCATACCCTGGCTTTACTGATAAGAATGGCGCGGAGGTTGCGAAAGAATGTTTCCAATTAGCTGGTAGACAAGACGCAGCAGCGGCGGTTCTACCTGTGTTGCCCCTCGATACGCCGCAGAATTACATCCAACGGATGAGCGCGGATTGGGATGCACTTCCGTATGTTGGTAGCTTCACCCTAAAGGATGGCGACTGGCTTGTCTTCGCATGGAGCGAGGACGGCACCGATGGAATGAACTCTCACCCCATCTTCAGCAGCGACGGCAACGTCACGACTGGCTATCTGATTGAAGCATCGGGTGACTTCCCGGTCGCATGGTTAAGTCATGAGCCAAGCATTGAGAGTGATGTGTATCCTCTTGCCGAGTGCCTACAG